AGTCAAACTCAACGCTGTAACTTCCGCTTGCGCCCGTCATAATAAAATCGTTCCAGCCTGGCGCCAGCCGAATCAGCTTGCGATTAGTGTCGCGGAATATATTAACTACGTCGTTCTTCAGCGATCTTGTGCCAACGATAGCTAGCCTGTCAGCCGAGCCGGTCGTGCCCGTGTAGCGCCATACGTCCGAGGTTGTGACATTGCGGATTTCTAGGTTCGTCGAGGCGCCCCGATACGTAATCGCTAACGGCATGTTGCGCGGATCAATCGTCGCGTCGCCCGGATTGTAGATGCGAAAGCTCGACGTCGTGTGCCGGTATTGCATGTCGTTCGACTCGATTAAGCCTTGACCGACTTGCCAAACGCCCAACTGGTCGAAGTCCTTGGCGGTGAGCGACGTGGCGATTGACTCGCTGAATGGGCGGCGCGACACGAAGTCGACCGAGAACATTCCGTAGGTCCGCACCTGATCCATCGCAAACTTGCCGCTTACCCGCACCAGCCACCGCTTAGCCGGCTCGCGACTGTCGATGACGTAAAACTGTTCGCGTGATTGCAAAATGCGAAAGATTTCGTTTCGCAAAAGCACGTAGTCGGGCAGGTCGTGCGCCATCATTATAAATTCGCCGGCCATTGTTCGGGGGCCAAACGTAGCCCCCAAGTCGATATAGCCGTCGAGCCCTTCGCCTTCCTCCGTTGAGATTCGAGGCTCAGGCGAATCTATTACGAAGTCGAGCGTCTTAATGCCGTAGTCGGCGAACGAGTATTGCGTGCCGTTCAACCGTTCGATAATTAAATTCATCCTTTCACCCCGTTCACTCGTAATTCTTGCGAAAAGCTGTTCGCGAATAAGCGTTGCATGTCGTCGTGGGACGTTTCCGCCAATACTCGGCCGTCTGGTAGAACGAGCTGAATGACGACTGGCTGGCCGCCTTTGCCTGCTGATACTGACGTTGCAGACGCGCTAGATGCCGTCGAAGCTCCGCCGCCTGATCGATAAGCTACTGACGCCGACCCCATGTTCGGAACTGCTGCGCCTGCCATGCCGGCTGCGGCTCGCTGAACGTCTGTTAGTCCTTTGCCGATACCAATCGCAAGACCTTCCGCCGTGTAACCACCAAGCGCCATCATGACGCGGGAAGGCGAATGGATGTTGAGTAGCCCTTTAACGCCTTCCGGAATCTTGCCTGCGATTTCTTTGACTTTCGACGTTACCGTTCCGATCATTCCGCCCATTCCGTTGACTAATCCTTGAATGATGTCTTTACCGATTTGGACGAGGTCTATTGACGAAAAGAAATCCTCGATGTTATGCCAAATATCCTCAGCGATTCCCTTGATTGCGTCCCATGCGCCTTTCCAATCGCCTTTTAAAAGCGACATAGCTGCGTCGATTAAGCCGACTACGATATCTATTGCCGAGCCTACAATCGTTTTAATTAATCCCCAAGCGATTTTGACGATGTTTGAGATAATCGGCCACACCGTTTGGAAAACCGCTTTTATTGCCGCCATCGCAATTTCAATCGTAATCTTGATTCCCGTGAATGCGTTTTTAACAAATGTCATAATCGCTGTTCCGTGCTCTTTCCATAGCGCGGAAAACTTCGCTAATTGTTCGCCTGCAAACGCAGTGATTGCGGACATGACCGTTTGGAACAAGCTCTTCACAAAGCTAAGCGCCTGAGAAAAATACATCTTGATTTGCGCCCATATCTGATTGACGCCTTCACGGAACCAATCGAGCTTTTTGTACGCTAGTACGAACACCGCGATTAGAGCGCCTACTGCTGCGACTATTAATGTAACCGGGCCTAAGAATGTACCTAACACTGCCGCCCCAAGTGACACCGCCGACGAAATGGCCGCAAACCCGGCAGTAAGCGCAGGTATCATTGCAATCAATACCAGGAGTGGTCCTGCAAGGAGTAAGAAGACGGCAGTTAATGCGGCGATAATAGCGACTGCTGTTTGTACTCCACTAGGCAAGCCGTTAAAAATGTTAATCATATTACGTACGCCATCGACCACGAGTTTAATAGCCGGAGTTAGCGCCGTACCAATCGTAATTAGAAACGTTTCGAGCGCGCCTTCTAATTCGAGCAACGCCCCGCCGAGGTTGTCTTTCATTTTCGCAGCAGCCTCGGCCGATGCCCCTCCGCTGTTCTCGAGCGATTTGGTCATATCGTTGATCGTTTCGGGGCCTGCTTTCATAAGCGTCAACATTCCGGAAACTGCTTCTCTTCCTACTAATGCCGATAGGTTAGCCGCTTTTTGTGTGTCCGTCATGCCCGCCATTGAATCGTCAAGGTTTTTAACTAGGTTTGCGAGTCCAACGAAATTACCTTCGTTATCCGTGACTGCGATCCCCATTTTCTCCATCATTTTCGAATTTTCTTCGGAAGGGTCGAGGAGCCCTAGTAACGCGCCACGGAGCGTCGTACCAGCCTGTTCCCCCTTCATGCCAGCATTTGTCATGAGGCCGATTGCCGCGGAGGTCTCTTCCATCGAAACGCCCAAGGCTGCCGCCGGAGGTCCTGCGTATTTCAAAGCGAATTGCATGTCGGTAATACTGGCGGCTGTTCTGTTCGCTGTCATCGCGAGCACGTCCGCCACTTTCGTTGAGTCGCTCGCCTTGAGTCCGAATATATTGATTGCCGACGCCATTACTTCCGCCGTTTGCGCCATATCTGATCCTGACGCTTCAGCCGCCGAGATAACGCCCGGCATTGCCGAAATGATCTCGTTTGCTGACATACCGAGTTTAGCGAGCTCTTCTTGACCCGCTGCTACTTCTTTCGCCGACTTACTCGACGCAGCTCCGAGCTCCATTGCGGAATTCCTAAGCGCATCCAGCTCGCTTGATGAGCGCCTGAGATTGCGACACCCTTGCGATTTGTGATTCGAAGTCCGTTGCCGTTTTTACCGCAAGCCCTAAGCCCGCCGCGATTCCGGCCCCTGCCGCTGTCATGCCCGCTCCAAGAACGCCTGCCGAATCGAATGCTTTCTTCGTTTTATTGTCGAGCGAGTCCATTGTTTTACTGAAGTTATCAACTGCGGTTATGACGTAGCTGATATTAAGTCCCATCTATAGTCACCGTCCTTTGCGGCTTTTTTCTTCTTCGCGTTTGATTGCCGCTAAAGCTCGCCAGTACGGAAGTTCATTCACACTGATTCCTTCGTCAAAGTGTTCGACTGTTAATTCGTTAGCCCCGACAAATCGCGCGAGTCTGTCGGGCAGTCTGACTTTTGAATATCGGCGACGTGTTCCGGTTAAATCTCCGACCGTGCAATGATTGTGTTCCGCAAGCTCGAAGAATGACCGCAACGTGGCGTCACCCTTTAGTCGTTTTTTGCTGCTTGATCCGCGCCTTCATTTAGTCCGCTGATTTCCATGATCCGTTTTCCTAGTTTTGCGACAGGGCCGAATGATTTGTCGGACTCAAATTTCGCAAGGTCCGCCTCTTCGAATACTGCTTCGCCTTCGCGTGTCTTACATCCGTACAAGACTGCGAGAATAGTCATTCGAATATGGTCGTCTTTATGCTTCATCAGCTTCTTCAATTCCGGGGCAGTGAGCGTTTTAATCGGGAGTTCTGCGTCCCATTCTTTAACGTGGAATGCTTCGTAAATTACGTCTTCCGAGCTAAGTACCTTTTGTCTAAGTGCTTTAACGTCAAATTTTTTCGTCATATTCAATCAACCTCCGAGTTTTAGTTTGGGTTTGCGAGAGTTTAAAAAGAAACGCCCACCACACGCCTCGTAACGCTATTCGGCCGCGCAAGCCTAGATGGGCGATGTTATATTAGATTTTTGGCTTGCGTTCGAGTGGGCCAGTACCGCGGAATGACAACGACTGCTCGATTAGATCGTCATAGGCTGCGGACTTGTCGACTCCGCTGATAAACACTTGACCTTCTTCGTACTGCGAGTCCTCTGCGTGCTCGTAAAACTTGATCGTAGTAATTTCGCCAAGGTGTTCCATGTAGAACGTGTCAACGTCGATTGTCTCGGCGCTACCTTCCCACGACTTGAAACTCGGCAAATACTCCATCCAGTCACTTCCGGCTGCTGTTGCGTCCACCTCTTCGACCGACGCCGAGTATTCCCAATTTCGCAGGTGCATAACGTCGACTTCCACGCCATCAAGCTCAAGCGTGATTTTTGCGTATTGACCTTTTTTCTTAGCCATTCGTATTCCTCCTCTGTTTGTTGGCGCTAGTTAAGCACCGATACTTCCACGTCTAGGTAGACGCGATGTTTGTTCGTCTCGTCCGTTATTGTCTCGACGGGCATAGGCGTTACTGCCAGCACATCGCAATCAAAAAAGCCGGCTACCGAAGGCGGTAACTGGCTCGTTGAGTAAAGCGTGATATGTGGTTTTCGTAGCACCTTCAGCATGGCGTCCGACAGCCGAGATCGTTCGGAAATGCTGGTCGCCATTAAGCCGATTTGAAACCGATATGTGTCGTCGTAATCCAGGCGGCCCGACGCTAATACTTCATGGCCGCTTTGCATTTGCTCAACCGTCGCAAACGGCTTGGCTCGATTTGTCAGCGATATGCCGTCGTAAACCCACACAACGTCCTTCAAGACCGGCAATTCTGCCTTTAGGTGGGCGACAATTGAATATGTTATCTCGTGTAGCATGGCGTCTCCCTCCTATCGTCCTAAGTCCTTGATGGCGTTTTGTATGTCGGTACGAAACGGCTGTCGTCCGTCCCAAAGCGCTTTTCTAAAGTATCCGCGCTTGGTTTTGTGCTCATATTCCTGTCGCTGGGCATACGGCACATTAGAGCCTATTGTGCGTTTAAGCTTCGCTGGGCGGCCGTATAGGTGGATCGACCTTTTTAGAAACCTGTCACGTTCAGGCGCGTTTTCTTTCGCTTGGTTGACTATCTTAATCGCGTTCGCTTCGACGATTTTGTCGAGTTTGTTCTCAAGCGCCTTAGCACCCTCGGAACCTAGCGATTGTATAACCCGGTCGACACCCTTCGCTTTGACCGAAAATTTAACTCCGCCTTTTGCCATTACGTCATCCTCCTCGCAATAGCCTCGTAGCGATTCAGTCCGCCGAGCCCTTTTTCGTCGACCGTGACGAGCGTGTACGGCTCGCCTTTTCGCATGATCTTCGACACGTCGCTCAGCACGACCGTCGGCTCAAACGAAACTTTCACGTCGTTTTCCTTCAGCTCAATCCCGCCAATGACCGACCGCTCGCCGACCGCCACGCTTGAGTATTCCTTCCACACGACGTCGACTATCTCGGCAACTTGTTCGTTGCCAGTCGGTTCGCCCGTCCACGGGTCAGTGGCGCCAGGTACGACGTGAATCAGCGTCACGTGCTCGGTTCGATTGTGTGTTATTTCCGCCCGTGTGCTTCGGATCATTTCAATATCTTCTCGCGATAACATTAGCGCCACCTCTCCTTCAGAACGTAAGTGAACCACGAAGTACAGTTTACATGCGGATTGAAAATTTCCGAATCAGTCGGCAAATAGACGCCAGCTCCAAGGCCATACCTGTCTTCAAGCTCGAGCTGCGTACATCGGTGATTCGGCCGGTTTGCTCGCCCGCGATGAATCTTGAGCGCCTGCACGACCGGACTTTCTTGCGCGAAATACGATTCGCTCACACGCTGGGCCGTAGCCCCTTCCGTAACCACTAACCGCCTAATCTTCCACGTCTCGTTGTCGTACACTCGCCTGACCGCCGCAATCATTTCCGTCACCGAATCACCTCGCACAATGGCCGTTCGTAGCGCCTTACTCAAGGCGTCTCGCTGGTCGCCTGCAAGGTTCCAAACACGGTCGCTCAGTATGAGCCCATCGTCACCAAAACGCCTTGTAACGTACTTCAGCACGCGCTCATCGAGTCGGTTAAACGCGATGCCTGCGATTGCTGCGTCACCCACCGCCTTGACTATGCCGGAGCTGAGCGCGCCTGTCGTAAAGTCCGACGTTTCGCTGATGATTTGTTCAAGCGTCGCGATGCCCGTCTTACGCACGTTCTTTTCAACCGTTTCCAAGTCCCGCAATAACGTATTGAGCCGCTGCCGTTTAATTAATCCGTCGGCTGTTGCGTAGTCTGCGAGCAGGTCGTTGATTTCGAGGCGTATTCGGCCAATTTCGCGAATCATGAACTCCTGTTGCTTGGCGTTAAGTTTCCGGTAGTCGGTCGCCAGGTTGCGAAGAATGCGGTCGAGTTCGGCTTGGTTGCTCATCGGTCAAGTCTCCGCATTGCCTTGAACTTACTTCCTCCGCCGGCACCTTCCGCCCTAATCCTGTCGTATTGGTTGCGTAGGTCCTCTGCAAGATTGCGGTAGTTCTCGGATATCATCGACTTGTCGACTTGCTCCTCGCCGTCCGTGTACGTGAAGTAGTGAGCCGTGGAGATTGCGATTTGGTGAGCGCCCTGAGCTTGAGCGTAAAGTAGGATCAATCGTTCTTTATCGGCCGGAACGTTGCTGACGACAGTGAAGCCGTGTTCTTGCATCGCGTCCTCGGTCCAGTCCGTTGCATCTTCGAGCGTTATGTTGGGCACGCCCTTAAACCGCTTGAACAAGCGCTCGGACATTTCGGCTAGTGTCGCCATTCACAACGCCCTCCTTATTTGTCTTTTTTCTTTGCTGCCGGTTTCTTAGGCGCCGGCTTTTCCTCGACTTCCTTCGCATAGCCAATCGCGATTAGGTGTTTCGCCGACTTTGCATCGACGTCGAGTTGTTCGCCCTGTTTGCGGCCGTCAATGACCGCGTTTAAGACTTCGATTTTCGTTTTCGCCAAGTTTGAACACCTCCGTTTAAGTAAATAAGGCGCCCCGAAGGACGCCCGTTAATTATGCAGTGTATACGTCAGCGTGGAAGATTAGCGATGGGTTTTCAAGCGCAGGGAATCCGGCAGCTACCGCACGTAGAATGGACTCGATTGGCTCCTTCTTGTCGTAAGCGTCAAGGTGGATACCCGGCTGGAAGTTGTTTTCAACCGTTGGTCCGAGTAGGAAGTTTCCGACTCCTTCAGCGAGCATGACAACGCGATTTGCCGGGAAGAATTCGATTACTTCGTCTTGGCCAGTGTAAACGTCTTTGACCGTTACTTTGCGATCAGTGACGATTTGAATTGGCGGTAGACCGAATCCGCTGAGGACTTCGTTGAGCTCGGCTTGGCTGACGCGGGAAGAACCTTCCGGACGGCCTGCTTCAGTAACGATGACCTTGTTGCGAAGGAGTTTCGCATTAGCTTCTCGGCTCATTAGGATGACGGACGGAGCACGACCGTTAGTAGCTTCGTAAGTTTCAACGAATCCAAGAAGGTCGCCGATTACGTCGCGGTCAGTTTCGTTCCAGTCGTCGCCGGCAGTAAGAGCTTCTTTGTGCTCGGCCGGGATACCGAAGTCGACGGAAACTTTTACGCCGTTTTTGTTGTAAGCGAAGTTACCTTTCGTTAGTGCTTCCATTTTGATGACGTTGATTCTGCGTTGAATCGCTTGAACAAGGTCGACACCTTTAAGCGTCAATTTCTCGATCATTTGAGACTTTTCGCCTTCGTTACGCGCTTGGTGAAGCATAAGTAGCTCTTCTTCTGTCGCGATGTACTTAAGACCCATCTTCGCGATTTCGCCCATTTTGCTCGCTACTGCGTCACGGTCAACAACCGGCGGCTCGGAACCGTAGCCGATCATTGCACCGATGTATTTATTCGCCTTGATGATGTCGTACGCGAACGTATTTGAATACACGTTCATGTTCGGCAAGAAACGGTCAGCCAGCGTAGGCACCGAATCCTGTACTGTTTCGTCTACTAGTCCGCGAAGTGTTGCGGATTGGAATTCTTGCAAATGTAATAGTCCACTCATTTTTATATTCCTCCTAAGTTATCGGTTAAATTTGGGTACAAAAAAGAGACGCCTCACTCGGAAGCGCCTCGATTAGATGTGCTTTACAAAACGGATATTTGGAACCTTCGCCTTGAACTCGGCTGCTGCACCGATTAGCTTGGCGTCATACACTGACCCGCGAACAATGACTTCACCAACAATAGCGTCGTGAACTGAAGCGTCAGCATCGACGTCAGAATTCCGAAGTCGTCGTAGTTAGCAACGTTTGCCGCCGCGAACTTCACCCATTTACCGTCAGACGTCGCTCTTGCGATTGCTTGACCGCATTGGAGTAAGCCTTGACCGCCTTTAAGTGTCGCACCTGCTTCGACGAATTGTACGTGTTCAGACGCGAGAATGTTTTTTCCGCCTTTGAAAGACGTTTGGGAAGTTTGAAGATTGTATGCCATTCGATATTCCTCCTATTTGTTTTGCGCCGATTAGCGCTTAATTTTTCCTGCTTCTTTCAATCGCTGATAAAGGCTGCGGCCAGTGTCCGCCGGGTCTTTTTGCTTCGGAGGATGATTTGGCGTGTTGCCTGCGCTTGGATCAACTCCGACTGACTTCGGCGGAATGTCGGCCTTCACTTCGTCAAGTGCGCCTTCAGCGATGCTTCATCGGTACCTTGCAAATATTGCGTACGCGATCCAACTGCTCGCCCGTATAGCCGGCTTGAACGAGCAGGTCGGTTTTTGCCTTTTCGAGTGTTGCCGCCTCGGCTTGCGCCTTTAGCTTTTCGGTATCGGCGAGAAGGGTATCGTAAAGTTGCTTGTAGTTGTTTTGCGACTCAAGCTCTTCGCGTTCTTTCTTCGCCTTTTCCTCCTCTATTTCCGCTAGTTTTCGCTTCAGTTCGTTCGCCTCGTCGACTTTCTCCTTGAACCTGTCGTATGGAATCTTGTTTTCTACTTTCGGTTCTTGCGGTTCTGACGGCTCCGCTGCCGGTGGATTGTCGTCGCCTTGGGCGGGTTCTTCTGCGAAAAATTGCAAATTAAGTGGTAAAAGATTCGGATATTTTTTCATGCGATAAACTCCTTTTTAACGTCACTCGGACGAAATTTGTTCGACGGCAAGTTCCCCGCCTGTTTGTGATACTTCGTTGTAAGGGTCGGCCGCGATTCGTTGCTGATTCGCTTCGTACTCGATTTCCTTACGTTTTGCCTGAGCGTTCTCAACGCCTAGTCGCGTCATTGCTCCGGTTTGTGACTCGAGCCCTGCGCCCATTTCAAGCGTGAGGAGGTCGACTAGTTCCTTGCGATTGTCCGGCAGTGGTAGCACGAATCTGACTTCGTTTTTGTAATCGTCGCCAATGCTTTTAACGACTTCTCGGTCGTACGCGAATACATTACGGTCGGTTCGGGCTTGCAAGTACCGGATGGACTTCTCGTGCAGTTCCGCCAAACGCGGCCCCCACGATAGCCAATGCTCCTCGGTTTCCTGGATGATATCGTGAAACAGGATGTGTAGCGCCTCGCCGTTTAGTCCGCCAAAGTTGAGCTCTTGCGGAACGATTTGAGGCAGCGATGTGATTTCGTGCAAGGCGCCTTTAACACGAGCGTATTGATCCTTGAACGCCTCTTTCCAGCGAAAACCACCTTCGATTTTCTTAGCGTCCGGATTCTGCCCGTCTTGCGTTCCTCGCATTTCCAGCACGGCTCCTGGCGCGATGTTTACCTTGTCGGCCGTTCCCTCGGGCGCATTGATTAGCGCTGTCATCGAGAACATTTCGAACTTCAGCGAGTCGATAGCGTCCTCGTTCATCGTGTTGAGAATGCGCGTTTGTTCCTTCATGTCCTCGATTTCCGAGTTAGTGATGTCCTCACCGCTGAGTTCGTTGATCGGGAACAACACGACCGGAATAAAGTCAAGGTCCATCGACTGCTTGGCGACAATGACACGCTTGACCGACAAGTCGTAGTCGTAAATCGCTTCTTCGAGGTAGCAGACGCCTGCCTCTAGCGAAAATGTCTGCTTGTGCAACAACTCCTCGCCGTTCTCCGTCACCTGCTTGACGAAATGCACCGCCTCTAGCTCCTCGAAATCATCGTCGGAATAAACCGGCACAATTTCCGAGTCGGGGCGAAACACCCATCGCAATTTACCGCTGTTCGGGTTAAACACGATCTTGGCGCCAACCCTGCCGGCGATTAACCGGTCGCGTGACGCTTGCAGGAGCTTTTCGCGCATCTTGTTTTCGTCCCACAGGCGATAAAGCAGGCGCTCGTAATTTTCGGCGCGCTTGTTCTCGGCGTCCTGTGCTGGCGACGGCTCATAGTCGGGCTTAGCTGCTTCTAACACGTCGTCCAATTGCTTAGGCGCCACGCTTAGGCCGTGCTGACCGCCCATTTGCCATCGTGCCTTGCGCTTGATGACCGCCTTGAAGTAGTTCGTGGCGTAGCGCGTCGGGTCGTAATCGAGCTCGTGTGGCCTCGGCAACTCATGCGCTTTGACGAGCTGTCCCGTGTCCGGGTGAACGTGCTGATTGCCGTGATAGTAGGCGTAGTTTTCAAGCTGTTGCTGAATTCGCGCGTGTGTTTCGTAACCTAACGCCTGGCGATACGGCGAAAAAAGCAAGTCGTCCATGTCGGGCGGTGAAAGTATGTTGAAATCGACCATTCAATCGCCTCCTTTCCGTTTTGGTTATCGCGTTCGTTTCGCGATTGATCGTACGACGGCGTTGCTGTCTTTTGCTGCGTTAAAGGCCATCGATACAGCGTCGGGGCCGTCATCATGCCGATGCATCGGGTACATTTCGAACTGCTCGAGCAACGCCCGATGGTGGCGCTGAAACCGAATGCGTCCGCTTTGGATGTCCGGCAGTAACGCCTCAATCCGCAAGGACTTCCGCGTACGCTGCTTGATTTGCTTCAGTCGCGTGTATGCCGGATAGCCGTGCTTCGTCAGTTCGTCGCGTAGCTTGTCGGCAAACCATTCCTGAGCCATTTGCGCCTCAACCGCCAGGGCGTGATACTGATACTTCAGCGTGTGCTTGACGGCTTCTTTCATAAGAACGTCTGGATGAACGCGCTCCATAAAAATATCGACCAGGTAGCAGATACCGGTCGACTTGTTTCGTGCGAGTGTCGCTATGACGGAGTAATCTCCTTTTTCTTTTCCCATCGCGAAGTCTATTGCGCCAATGAAGTCGAAGTCCTTGCCGTCGAGATCGCTTTCTACGAAATACTCGAACTCCTTGAATATTTGGCGCTCTTCGTCCGTCGGATTTCCGAGGTACTCTTGGTTGAACGCCTTCACGCCGTTTTCCTCGCGAAGTTTCATCAGATCGAGGTAGCTGAACATTTCCGGCCATAGCGTTCGGGTGCCGTCGAGCATTTCCGCTTCGTTGGCTTCGTAGAACGCCTGAGCTTTGGCGCCTGCATCCTCGTCGTCGCTACGGTAAATCTCGCGCCACTTCGTCCATAAGTCCTCGCGTTTACTCCATTCGAGAATCGCCGGGAACTTCTTCGACACAAAGTCACGTCGCGATTTGATGACGTAATCGAGCAAGGAATCGAAGCACACGATTGTTCCCATGTATACCGCGATACCCTGGCGACTGAGCGCCGGCAGCATTTCCTCGCGAAACCATTGCTTCGACTTTTCGAGCAGCTCGGGCGTGTTGGTGTTCGACTTCGACTCGAGGTCGTCGAGAAGAAACAAGTCCGGCCGCGTGTTACCGTGGCGCAAGCCCCTCATTTGCGTTCCAATACCTTTCGCCTCGACCTTCGTGTGCCCGTCGACCGTGATGAACTCGACGTTGTTGTCGACGATGTTCTTCGACTTATGAACGTGTAGTAGTTCGCCAAAGTCATCGCGAAGCTTTTCGTTGAACTTCAACTGATTCCGCGTCCAGCTAATGAAATCGCCTGCCACGTCGTCGTTTCCGACACTTCGACTATGTAGCGACGTAAGCGATAAACGACCTGGTGACACAGGTAACCGTTCGATAGGTAGGCGGTCTTTGCATGCCCGCGTCCCACCGACCATGCTACGTTGGTGCGTTGTTCGCCCGTGGTGATTTCGTCCAGCAGCGAGCAAAGCGTGCGGTGAAATTCGGCAGCCTTGTCGATCGTAA